TAGCAACGTAGGTTACGTAGTTAACGACAGCCTTGTTTCCAACTCTCCTTGGAACGACATGTGGCTTCCAACAGCCACAGATGCATCAAATGCTGCTAACGTTCAGGTTGCTCTTGAATGGGGTGATTCATTCCCAATTCAGCCTAATACACAGCGTACTGCTGCTCCAGGCTCTTCAAACGGCACTGCTTACAACGCAACCGCATCTATCGCTAATACTGCAACTAGCGTTGTAGCAAACGGCACAACCATCACTTACGTAACGCAGCAGGCGCACAATCTTTCTGCTGGTCAGTGGGTTGCTATTGATGGCGTTCTTCCTGCACAGTTCAGCTTCAACTCTGTTCAATTGGCTTCAGCATCAGGTTCAACTTTCACCGTTTTGAGCACTGCCTCAGGTACATACAATACTTCTTCATTCGGTATTGTTCAGAAGCTTAACCAGACAAATGCTCCTGTAACTGCGACAACTGCTGTTGGCGCTAAAGCATTTACCGTAACTGCAACATCTGCCACAGACAAGTACACCTACACCACAAAAGACCAGACTGGAACTGCCGTAAGCCACGGCTTTGTTGCTGGTCAGGTTGTTAACATTTCTGGTTTAGCCCCTGCTATCTTTAACGGAACTGTTACAGTAGTTAACCCGTCAACTTCAACTTTTGATGTAACTGCTACAGGCTCTGCTACAGGCACTAACTACTCAAAGGCTGGCGTCGTATCTGTACAGAACAACACCTACACCACTAACCAGAACCACAACTTGGTTGCTGGTCAGAACATTTCGGTAGTTAACGCCGCTACTTCAACAGGTACTGCTCTTCCTGACTTTAACGTATCAGGTCTTGTTAGCGGAACAACAGCAACAATCCTTGCTGTTCCTGCTCCTAAGATTGCGCTAAACGCTACTACAGCACCTTCTGTAACAGGAAGCGCTGTAACTCTGACAACTGCTGGTTCTCACGGCTTGACAACATCAGACAAGGTTAGCGTTTACGGTCTTGTTGGTGGCGCAAACCTGAACACAATTGGTGACGAAGCAGTAGCCTCAAAGACTGCAAGCGCAATCGTGCTTAACAAGCCAGCAGGTTTCACTAACCTAGGCACAGTCGGAATTGCGTCTAACGTCGTAACTTACACAGTAGCCAACACTTTCCGCCCAGGCGATGTTGTTACTGTTGCAAGTTTCGCAGGCGCAGGCGCAGGTGTTGTTAACGTAACCTCAGTAGTTATTGATGCAAGCTCATCAGCGTTCAAGGTATCCGCAGGTGCTACAAGCTCTGCAACGCTAACGGGTACAACTACAGCAACAGTTGCTCTTACAGCAACAACTGCTTCAGTTGCTATCGCTGGTGTTACTGCAGTAGCGTCAAACTCAAGCAAGGACATTAAGCTGACAATGCCTAACAACTTTGTTGTTGGTCAGGTAGTAACAATTGCTGGTCTTGCTACTAACACTGGTTACAACCAGACTGGTGTTGTCTCTGCTGCTGATGGTGCGTCTGTGACAATTGCACTTCGTACTCCAGTTGCCGACACTACAGCACCTACAACAGGCACTGCAAACGGTGTAACGGTATCCACAGGCGCTCTTGTGAGCAACGAAGGCTACATCGTCCGTCAGGGTACAGGTACTCTTGCTTCTGCAACAGTAGCCAACGGTGACTACTCATGGTCTGCTCCGTTTACTTTCGGCTCAGCTCAGTTGGACCCTAATGCTGATAACTCGGCAATCGTTACCTCACAGGTAAACGGTTACCCAGACTTCACGCAGAAGTTGACTATTCCAGATGTTACTGGCTTGTCATACACTAACGCTGTACAGAAGTTGCGTTCATTTGGTCTAGTTGGTATCTCGGCTTCAACGCCAGCCGCTGCTCAGGCTGTGACTGCAGTTGCAACAACAGCGTCAACAGTTACCTACACCATTACCTCTACAACAGGTATCAACGTTGGTGACTCAGTATTTGTTGATAACAAGTCAGGTTACACAACTGGTAGCCAGTTTGCAGTTAAGACCGCAACGGTCAGCGCTGTTGGCTCAGGTACGGTTACCGTTCTTGCCGCAGGTATTACAAACTCACCGTCGTTTACTTCAGGTGACGTGACCTTGTTGCCAGTCAACTCTAACGTAACAACACAGAGTCCTGCTGCTAGCGCAACTCCAGCAGCGCTATCGACTCTGCAAGTTACCTTGACTCACTACGCTGGTCTTGGTGGTACTGCTCAGGCAGGCTACAACGGCTAATTAAGTCAAACAGAAAGGGCGCCTAACGGCGCCCTTTTTGCTTTACTGCCTCGTTAATAAACAAGGTTAAAGATTGTGGGGAACTTATTCCCTTTTCTTTACGTAAACGTTTTCTTTCGCTCTTAGTTGTCCCGCCCCAAATACCCTCAACGTCGTGAAGTAGCGAATACTCTAAACATGCCTTAACATGAGAACAATCAAAACAGATTTTCTTGGCAGTAGCCACTGATGCTTTGTACCTGCTTTGGTCTCCTGGTTGAGGGTTATCAGGGTCTGGATGCAACTCGGGAAAAAATAATTCGGGGTCTGACGTTAAACAAACTTGATTACCATCAAACACTGGGGCAGTAGCCATACACTCTCCTATTTGTTTAGTAAAAGATACTAGAAACAAAAGACAAATACAAATTGGTATGCCAGAATAGATAAAGAGCTATTCACATGGACAACACTTTTGTTTTTTTGTTTTAGGTAACCCAAAACCGAAGGTATTCTTACATGAATCTTGATAGCGCTAGCGCCGTATCCCAAATTTTAATTACTGCCGTTGAACTTTTAGGCATTATCTTTGCAGGAATTAAGTTTTTTAATAAAATTACATCTCGCCTCGATAAGTTAGACGAGATTGATGATAGAATTAAAAAAGTGGAATCACAGTATGTTCCTAATGGTGGCTCTAGCATGAGAGACGCCGTTAACCGCATTGAGCGAGAAGTCACTCGAGTGCAGGAACGTCTTGATAACCACATTGATAATAACCGAGATTAAGAGGTATTCGTGAAACTAAACAAGAAACAACTGATTGCCATTGCAGAGCACTACGTGTACGCTGCTATTGCAGCCGTAGGTGCCGCTATTATTGCTGGCGCAAGCACCCCTCGTGACTTACTTATTGCGGCTTTGGCTGGTGCTTTTGGGCCTATCATTGCGGCGCTTAACCCAAACGAGGTTAAGTTTGGTCTTGGCTATGCACCACCTGCAGTAAAGCCAATTCTTGAAGAAGTGGTTAAGGCTTCAAAGCCAAAGAAGTAACTTAACAAGCTAAGAGCGCCCTACGGGGCGCTCTTTTGCTATTCTAGAACTATGACGCACGTAATTCGGACAGTAGCCACGTATCAAGGATACCCAGTCCCTCAACATGCTCACCGTCCACGGGGGCCGTTTCCTCCAGAGATTTTAGCAAAACCTGAAGTTATTTATGATTATGAGCAGGCGTATGCTGAGGACGGCTCTAACTTTGAAAATGGGGCTACCGCCCAAAATAATTTTGAAGCGCCTAAGTGGTATCGATGCTATGACTGCCACGAGCGTGTGCGTGAAGATGAACTAGACCAACATGAGTGTGGTGACTAATGGCTGTTGACCCTACAGAACTTAAAGACATTATGCGTATTAACGCAGAGAATACTAAGTGGGAAGCAATTGATGCTTCTGATGAAGAAGATGAAGCCCCTGTAAGGCAAGATAAGGGGCTTGCGCCTGTAGAGCTAAGTCTACGTGGCACGTCTACTATTAACCCGCAGAGACCCCGTACAAGGGCTGCAGGCTATGCTCCTGACCCTGTGCTAGACGATGAGGGTAACATTATCGATTATTCTGAGTACGGAACCATGACTGTGGTTTTTCGTGGGGATAAACCTGGAGAAGTTGGTGTTTGGTGGAACTACTACGACATCCATGTAAACATCTGGGAAGAGTTTAAAAACGCACAGTCTAAAGGAAAATACCTCAAAAGCTCTGGCTTAGATGAGTGGGGAAACATGGGCGTGGCTAATCAAAGAAGTATGAACAACTTCCAGCGAGGCGCTCTGAACGCAATTGTGGCTGGCTCTAAAAACTTTCAAGAGAAAAGTGCTGACGGAATTAACCATCAGAGGGAGTATACTGGTTCTATTAAACGGAACAAGCCTAATACTACTTGGAACCTTGTTCAGAACCAGCACTATTCTTAGGAGTATCCTTGGCAAGTCTTGGAAACTTATACGTTACAAAGCTTAAATACCCTCATCGTAAGCCACTACCTTTTGTTGAAAAAGGTTGGACAAACGAAATTGAAGAGCCTTACCGTCGGGGCAGTTGCCTAGTTTTTCGTATCCCATTTACTAAGCCAGGATTAGTGCTAGGTAAATGGGCTGAACCTCAAAATGAAGACGAGGCGCTTACAGCAGCCATTTGGGGACGGCAGTTAGACGTATCTGTAGAGGAGTTATTAGAGTGGGACTAGCATTTTGGCGTAAGCCTACACCGCAAGAGCCTAAACAATTCTCTGAAAAACTAGCTAATCGTGTGGCTAAAATTCCTACTCCTGACCTTATGATGTGGGTAGAGCAGGCGCTAAACGAGACAAGCCGTGCCTGTTCTGTGCACATTAAGTCAGGCAGCAAAGATGACATTGAAGACATGCTTATTGGAGCAGAGGCTATTCATTGTTTAGTAAACGAACTCCGTACACGTTTTATGGTATAATTTTATTGCCTACCTTCTTTCTCTTCCTAGTTGAAATCGGTAAACAGCCCCAGCTTAACGGTTGGGGCTGTTTTTGTTAGAATAGATACATGAGCCTTAATAACTTCTTTGACCACATTTATTGCATTAATCTTAAGCGCCGAATAGACCGTTGGGAAGAGTGCAAAGAGGAGTTTGATAAACACCAACTAAAAGTTGAACGTTTTGAGGCAGTAGACGGAAAATCTTATGATTGGTCAGACTACACGACAATTTTTCCCTTTGGTAAAGGTCACGACCTAGAGTCGGGAAAAATTAGCAAAAGCATTGCGGGGTTGGCTAAAACGCATCAGTTAATACTACAAGATGCTATTGACAATAAATACGAGAGCATTCTTATTTTAGAAGACGATGTAGTTTTTGATGATTTGCTTAACTATAAGTTCCCATTGCTAACTAAAGAACTTCCTGCGGATTGGTCATTACTTTATCTTGGAACTCAAAACTTTACGGATTACCCTACCAAAATAACAAATAGATTGGGGAAACCTAACGAGTCTTTGGGGTTACATGCCATCGGAATAAGAAGTACGGTGTACAAAGACCTTTTAGAATCCATAGATTTTAAATACCCTATAGATGTTAACTACATGGAAAAAGCCAAGAGTATGAACAGTTTTGTGGCTCTAGAACAGTTAGCATGGCAGAGACCAAGTTATTCTGACTTAATAGAGATTTTTGTCAGTTACGGAAGACACACAACGCCTACCCCTATGGATGACGATGACTGAGAAACACTTATTTTATGAGGATGTTCCCGAAGAGGAATTTGACCCCGAGGCTCTACCGCTTGACCCTCAAGATGATTCTGAAGAGCTAGACGAACTTTCTAAAGAATTTGTTGCACGGCTTATCGATAAAATTATGCTTTTTATGGAAGCATTAACGGGGCGTACACTTCACAACTACCAAATCCCTTTGGCTAGGCGCATTATTGAATCAGTCATTATTGGAGACGGCGAAGAAATTACTGCCTTGGCTTCTCGTCAGTCTGGTAAGTCTGAGACCATTGCTAACACAGTAGCCGCTCTTATGGTGCTACTTCCTCGCCTTGCCCAGATGTATCCTGACCTTTTAGGTAAGTTTAAAAACGGTATTTGGATTGGCATGTTTGCTCCCGTTGAAGGTCAGGTAGAAACCTTGTTCGGACGTACCATTGACCGCTTGACTTCTGAAGAAGCTAAGGAAATTTTGGGAGACCCTGAGATTGACGACTCACTCTCTAAGGTTCCTGGTATTACTCGCCAGATTAGACTTAAGAACTCTGGCTCTACGCTCATGATGATGACTGCTAACCCACGAGCCAAAATTGAGTCCAAGTCGTTCCATCTCATTGTTATTGACGAGTGCCAGGGAGCGGATGACTTCATTGTTTCCAAGTCTATTTCTCCTATGCTTGCGTACTACTCAGGAACAATGGTAAAAACAGGAACTCCTACAAATGTTAAAAACAACTTCTATCGGTCTATTAAACTAAATGAACGTCGACAAACTAATGCAAAAAGCCGTAAAAATCATTTTCAATGGGACTGGCGAGACGTTTCGAAGGTAAACCCTAATTATGATAAATTCGTCCGTAAAGAAATGCTACGTATTGGTGAGGACTCTGACGAGTTCCAAATGTCGTATAACTGCAAGTGGATGCTTGAAAAAGGTATGTTTGTTACATCCACAGTTATGGATGAACTAGGGGATACTAGCCAGGAGGTTGTTCGTGCTTGGCATCGTACTCCTGTAGTTGTGGGCATTGACCCTGCCCGAAAGATGGATAGCACAGTAGTTACTGTGGTCTGGGTTGACTGGGATAGACCAGATGAGTTTGGCTATTACGACCACCGAGTTCTTAACTGGCTTGAGATTCAAGGAGATGACTGGGAAGACCAGTATTTCCAGATTGTAAACTTCTTAGCCAACTACAACGTACTTATGGTAGGTATTGATGCTAATGGTGTTGGCGATGCTGTAGCACAACGCATGAAATTACTTTTGCCAAGAGCAGAGGTTATCCCGCTCACAAGTAGCCAGTCTGAGCAATCAGGGCGCTGGAAGCATCTTAAAGCCCTTATTGACCGCCGTATGTTGGGTTACCCTAATCACGCCAAGACTCGACGACTACGTTCTCACAAGCGTTTTGTTCAGCAAATGACTGACCTAGAGACCAAGTTTAAAGGTCCTAACTTCCTTGCTGCTGCGCCTGATGAAGCCCATGCACATGACGATTTTGCGGATTCCCTTGCAATTGCATGCTCTTTAACTAAGGACATGATTATGCCTGAAGCCGAGATGAGTTCAAACCCATTCTATAGATAAGTTGAGTTTACTCTTACATTTGGGCTAAATGCTGGCACAATTTTATGTGAGGCACCTCAACCTTCCTTAAGGAGAATTTCTCTATGTCAATGAACATTGCACCTGTTATTCAGGTACCTGAGCGTCCAGGCACTATGTACGACGTTACACAAAGCCCAGCGTTGCCTGGTCAGCGTGGCCCACTTCGTTTTGAAGAAGGTCTTGCTACAGACACCGACGTTCCTATGGAGTTCACAAAGGGCGCTATGCAGGGATACATCCCAGCACCTGGTCGTCCAAACCACAACCAGAACGTGTTTGAAAAGTACCCAGAAGAGACAATGCGTGAACGTGCTCACGTAGGCTCTGCTGCTTGGGTAGAAGCACCAACCCTATTGGGAGACTTTGCTTCTGAAGCTTTTGCAGACCATGGCGATAACCATTTCGAAGAAGTATTTCGTGATGGCGGTCACCAGTACCGTATGAACCCATCCGTCGTTCAGGACTAACTCCTCAGTCGTCCCCCTCTGTATCCTTACGGCAGAGGGGGGCTTAAGGATTTTCTATGGCTCTTATCCAAGGTAAATCTGTTCAAGAGGGTCCAAAGCAACTTCCCGCTAACCCTCGCTTGTGGAACATGTTTGTTGCACAGGCTAAATCAAGATTTCGTGTTTACCCTTCCCCAGCCGCAGCCCACTGGGTTCACTCTCATTACGCAATGGTTGGCGGAAAATTTGTAGAGCATGAAAGCGAGATTGACCCTCGCTTCCGTGACTATGTACAAGAGTCCATTGAGAAAAAAGAAGCGTCCATGAAAAAGAAAGTTACTAAGCCTGTTGGTCGAGGTAACATTCGTGGTGAGCGCTACCGAGGTTAATAATTAATTATGCTATTATTAATTAGTTTTACAGAGAGGTTTTAAGTGAGTATTGATTTCTCACCCCCCAGTTATCGGGCGGCCTCTTCTGACCTCACTATTTCTATCTCTCCTCTGGGTCTTGTAGAACTTGCAGACGAAGAGTTTGAGGTTCACGGTCCTCGCCTAAACCGTTACTCCCTTAACTGGGCTATGTACCTAGGTCACCACACTTCTTACCGCCGTCAGGCTGGTGAGCCTTCCATGGTGTTTAACTACTACCGTGCTTTGACTGACTACGTTATTAACTTTTCTTTTGGCAAGGGTGTCCATTTCCGTAGCCCTAAGCAGACCGAAGGTATTGTCCCTTACTTGCTTGAGCGTGTTTGGGAAACCGATAATGACAAAGGTACTGTCCTCTGGGAAATGGGTCAGCAGGGCGCCGTTTCTGGTGACTGCTTTGTTAAAGTTGCTTACGAAGAGCTGTACAACGACTCTGTAGGTCGTTTACATCCAGGCAAAGTTCGTATCCTGCCACTCAACGCATCGTTTTGTTTCCCCGAGTTCCACCCACATGACCGTGAGCGGTTAATCCGTTTCAAGCTAAAGTACCGATTCTGGGGCACCTCGCTTGAAGGAACTCGGCAGGTCTTTACATACACGGAAATCTTAACCGATGACATCATTGAGGAATACATTAATGACGAGCTTATTGACTCACGCCCTAACCCGCTCGGTGTCATCCCTGTTGTTCACATCCCAAATGTTAGGGTCTCAGGCTCACCATGGGGTCTTGCCGACTGCTATGACATCATCCCAATCAATCGAACCTACAACGAAGTGTCTACAGACATTGCAGACATTATCAACTACCACGCCGCTCCTGTCACTATCATCATTGGAGCCAAAACCAACCAGTTGGAAAAGGGTGCTAACAAGGTTTGGGGCGGTCTCCCTAAAGACGCACGTGTAGAAAACCTTGAGGGCGGTGGCGCTGGACTTAAGGGCGCTATGGACTTCCTAGCCCTTATGAAGAAGTCAATGCACGAAATGACTGGTGTGCCAGAAACTGCTCTTGGTATGTCGCAGCAGATTTCTAACACTTCTGGTGTTGCTCTTTCTATTCAGTTCCAGCCTTTGATGAACAAGTGGACTCAAAAGGTTACGCAGTACAGCCGTGGTCTACAGAGAATTAACGAACTAGTTTTGCTTAACCTTGCTATTAAGGAACCACAGGCAATGATGTGGAACCCTATGGTTGAGGGAACTCTTGAAGTCGGCGAAGCCCAAATGCTTGACATCAATGACCCATTGACTTACCAGAATTATGTACATTTTCAACAGCCACTTCCACTAGATAAACTGATTCTCCTTAACGAAGTTCAGACCATGATGTCTTTGGGTCTAGAGTCAAAGGCTGGCGCTCTTCGTACTCTTGGTGAAGAATTCCCATACGAGAAACTTGATGAGATTCGCCAAGAATTACTTCTTGACGCTAAGGCTGACGGCGCTGTCAAACTTGTACAGACTCAGATTGAGCAGACTATTGCTGAACTTACTGGCATGCTCTCTGGTGGTCTTGGTGGACAGCCAGTACCTATGGCTCCAGGACAACCAGGAGGCCCATCAGTTGAAGGTCAAGCAGGCTCTCCTGCCCCTGCAGCACCTGCTCCTGCTCAGGTCATGGACCCAGCAATGATTGCGACTCTCCAAGGCGAACAGCAACTTCGTGTTGACTTGGTAACAAAGGCTTACGGCACCACAATCCCAGGAAGAAAGATGCCGTCAGAATACAACGATTAAACAAGTAAGTTTTAAGCAGACAAATTTGCTTAATCGTACAAAAATAAGTATAGAAACAAACGTTAGGTCACCTGTGCTACGGGAGAAATCCCAATTTGGAAAACGACCCCTAGAACCCAAAGGACAAGTATGTCAAACTCTGTAAACGCAGAAGCAACCGCAGCTTTTAACGAAGCTGTAAATCCCAATCCAGTAGTAGCAAACTCGGGCGTTGACGCCCCTACTACGTCCATCCAGACTGAAGTACCCGTCGCTAACCTCAATGGAAATAAGTTTTACACTGAGGATGACTTGGCTCGAGTTCGCAGTCAGGAAAAAGATAAACTGTATCCTCAAATCAATAGCCTAAAAGAAGAACTTGATGTTATTAAGCGGGAACGGGAAGAAGAACTAGCTCGTAAGATTGCTGAAAAGGAATCTCTTGAGGCGCAACATGCTGAAGAGGCTCGTCGTAAGCAAGAAGAAGAGCTGGAACTCCGTGACCTTCTTAAGGTTAAGGAAACAGAATGGTCGGAGCAGTTGGAGCGTGAGCGCCAAGAGCGTGAACGTGCCTTTGCTCTTCTGGAACGTGAAAAAGCGTTTGCAGAACTAACCAGTTATCGCAATCAGCGCATCACAGAAGAAAGTGAAAACATTCTTCCTGAGTTGCAAGAACTAATTGTCGGTAACACGGCAGAAGAAATTGAAGCCAGTATTCAAGGACTAAAGGCTAAGACTTCCAGTATTATGGATAATGTACAGCAAGCCACACAGGCTGCTCGTAGGGACATGACTGGAACAAGAGTTACGACGCCTCCGAATGCTGGACCAATGGACATCGAAACTGGCACACGTCAATTCACGGCAGAAGACATTAATAGTATGTCGCTGAATGACTACGCAAAGTATCGGAGTCAATTACTTAGTCCAAGCGCTCAAGGACAGTCCAAGGGCTTTTTCGGTTAATACCCAACTTTTATAAAAGAAACAGGAGTCACAAGTGGCCAGCTCATTAACAGGTACAGGCAATCTAGCCGCCTCACCTACCGCCTACTCAGGCACAAACAGCCAGCTCACTCAGGCGATTCAGCAAATCTGGTCAAAGGAAATCCTTTTCCAGGCAATGCCGATTCTTCGCTTCGAGCAGTTCGCTGTCAAGAAGACTGAACTTGGTGTTGCACCAGGTCTTCAGATTAACTTCATGCGTTACAACAACCTTGGCTTCGCACAGCCATTGGTTGAAGGTGTACGTATGTCGTCAAATGCTCTTACTGCACAGCAGTTCAGCATCACAGTTTCAGAACACGGCTACGCACTTGCCGTATCTGAACTTCTCCTAAATGCTTCTTTCGATGATGTTATGGCTTCGGCTTCACGTCTTCTTGGTCGCAACATGGCTATCTACCTTGACCAGATTTCACGAGACACACTTTACGGTGCTACCTCTGTAATCTACGGTTACGACCGCACCACAATCTCATCAGGCACAAACGCTTGGTACGATTACGGTACAAAGGGCACAAGCCGTGCATCGATGACAGGCAGCAACTTCCTAACAACCGCTACGGTTAAGGACGCTGTCGAAACATTGGCAACCAAGAACATCCCACGGTTGGGCGAAACATACGTTGCTTTCGTACATCCACACCAGAGCCGTAAGCTCCGTGACAATCCAGAATTCATCGAAGTAACAAAGTACGCCGCTCCAGGTAACTTCATGCTTGGTGAAATCGGTCGTTTGTACGACACCGTGTTCATCGAAACCACACAGGTTCTTAAGGTTCCAGGTGGCGCAGGCACCAATTACTCAGCAGATACTGCAGTTTCTACTCCAGTTGTTTCTGCTGGTGGTGGCTACACAACACCTAACACCCTTACAGGTAATGGTTCGTCAGACCGCTACAGCGCCATCTTCATTGGTGACAACGCTTTCGGTCACGCCATCAGCCTTCCAGTTGAACTTCGTGATGGTGGTATTCTGGACTTCGGTCGTGAGCATGCACTTGCATGGTACTCAATCTTCGGTTTGGGTCTCATCACCGACCAGGCTATCGTTATCGCCGAAACCAACTAAAGTAAGACCTCAGAAGGGGGTTGGGTCTCCCAGCCCCCTTCTACTTTTAACAGCCACTAACATTGGAGAAAACAATCATGGCAACAGCAAAGGCAAAGCCTACAGACGCAACTGGTCGTCAGCGTGAAAAGCTAATCCAGCAGAATGCAGAAGCCGTTCAGGTTGCAGCCGAAGAGGCAGCAGCAGAGGATGCGGCAGTAAAGAATGCAGTCGAAACTGAAGTTATCGACGCAACTGCCCCTAACAAGGCGGCTGTAATCGTTGACGCACCTATCGTGGTAGACACTGCAGACGAAGCAGTGACCATTCGTGTAATCGAAACAATCGAAAACATGACATTTGGTGCAGGTAATTTTTACACTTTCGAAGCAGGCAAGAAGTACCAAGTTACTCGTGACCTAGCCCGACATCTAGAGGAAAAGGGTTACCTCGCAGGTAGCATCTAAATCCTGTAAGACTAGCGGGCTTCGGCCCGCTTTTCTTATTTTAGCCAGTATTTTGCTTTAGATTAGGGCATTATTTATTAGAGCGTAGTTGAGGAGTATTTGTGGCTGCCGTTGCCGACCTTCTAACCAGAACCCGCCTAGAACTCGGTGATTTGCCTACGCAATTTACCGCCACGCTAGCGGGTGATGGCACTACTGTTGATTTCTATTGCGGGTACAAACCAGTAGATGCTTCCTACGCCTCGTTTACTTACGACGGCTCGACATACAGCAACTACACGTATGGCGGAAACCAGACGGGGCTTACCGTTAAAATTAACGGTGCTACTCAAACTCAGGGTACGGCGTACACAGTTGAGGAAAACAAGGGGCTTATCCACTTTACGACTGCTCCTACTAGTGGCGCTGTTATCACAGTTACAGGAACCCACTTCCGTTACTTCACAACCAATGAGTTGTTAACATTTATCGGCACCGCTGTTTTACAGCACACAGACAACCGTACAGACTCGTATGGACGTAATGTCACCATAGACCTCATCCCACCTGTAGAAGAGTATCCTGTGGCTCTCCTAGCCACTGTAGAGGCACTATGGGCGCTTGCTACAGATGCTGCCTTTGACATTAACATCACAGCCCCAGACGGAGTTACAATCCCTCGTGGACAGCGCTACCAGCAATTGTCCAACATCATTCAAGCCCGTAAAGAGCAGTACCGTGAGCTTTGTTCTGCCCTTAATGTGGGCTTGTGGCGTATTGAAATGGGAACCCTGCGCCGTGTAAGTAGGACTACCAACCGCCTTGTTCCAGTCTACATGTCTCAAGAAATTGATGACAGCAGAATGGCTGAGCGAGTATTTATTTCTAATAATCTTAAGGGTCGTTCGGTTCTTCCAGACCCAGTAGCGGTCTACGACATTATCTTTACTAAGGGCGATACCTACAGTGTCAACATTGATTTACCTATCAGCCTGACTGGATGCAGTATCTTAGCCCAAGCCCGAACGTACCC